CGGACCTCCTGGTCCAGAGCATCAAGAAGGGTCATGAGGTTCTGATTTCACAGCAGTACTCGAGCATGGTGCACTTTGCTCGCGCCAAGTGCCTGGGTGGTGATGTTCTCAAGGGTGCTACGCAGAAGCCTTTCCAGGGTCAGATTGAGTACGATGTGATTATGTGGGTCGATTCTGACATTGTGTTTTCGGCGGATGACTTTTTCAAGATGCTGGATTCGCCCCACGATGTAACCTGTGGATCCTATATGATGTCCGATCTCAAGAATCTGTGCGTCGTCAAGAACTGGGACACTGACTATTTCAAGAAGAATGGAAGCTTCGAGTTTATCACTCCGGAGATGCTCAAGGGTTACAAGGACCTGACTGACGAGCGTTACCTGAAGGTTGTCTACGCCGGTATGGGCTGGATGATGATCAAGAATGGAGCCATCGAGAAGCTCGAGTATCCCTGGTTTTCGTCCGACATTGAGAAGATGTTGGGCGAGGATGGCCAGACGATTGTCGATCTGTGCTCAGAGGATGTTTCATTCTGTCGCGCACTCGACAAGGCGGGTGTTTCTATTATGCTCGACACGACTATTCGCGTCGGACATCAGAAGCCAATGATTATCTAAATCCCCTTGATATAGGCTCGGACCCTACGGGTCAGCTTCAAGTTCAAATTCAGTCATAAGCTCATTCAATGAGTGATAATAACGCGCAAGGTCCTTTTTGAACCGCGCATCCTGCTTGGCACCGGTCTTTACGATCCAAGCAAGATTCGCCTTTGAGTAGCGAGTCATCTTTTGATTTTCGGTCGGTCGACGGACCGACAACTTTCTCGGCTTACCCTCTTTGACGGGTACCGGATTATAACTAAGAGCTTGCATGACCGTATCGGCCAAGTCATCCTTCTTTTTGTGCGTCTCAAATACTGGAATCCAATCACGATTCACAGAATCGGTCGCCGTGATGAAATCGCGACACCGATCGACCGACGCTTTTTTGCGCTCCAGATAGCGAGCCCGCCCAGGACCAGCCACATCCGGAATCTTGAAGCGGGCATCATAAATGATGACATTCTTGTTTTTGATCAAATAGTATGCATGCAGAAAGTGCTCAACCGCCTTGATTCCCTTGTTCTTGTCCGGTTGTTTCTCAATGAGAACAGTAGTCGCCGTAAGAGTCCACGGACGATCATCCAAGTGTCGCTTCATACAAGGGAAAATACCATCTGCGTGCATAGGCGGGATACCAGCAACCTCCCAATTATGGATACGCTTGGTCGTGGGATCAATCATACACATCGCTAGGTTCTTGATTCCGACATCAATACTCAGAATCATTTACTATTAAATGGCAACTTTCTTTAAACTGACTTTGCAATTTTTGCGGCAATGACAGTCTTGACGACGAAAAACACAATCAGAAGGCCGACCAATATCATGAGATACTTCTTAATCCGGTCCCACATGGAACCAGCAACCTTCTTAACAGCAGCAGCTGTCTTTTTAGCGCCAGTCCGGACGGCCGCAGTGGGTGCAGCTCCCAAATTACGAAGACGGGCGCCGACCGACGTCTGGACACGGAATTCACCTGCCGTACCGGTCTCTGTCACGGGTGCGGCTGGCTTAATCCAGACATCATTACGAGTCCGGCCACGCTTCACCTGGTGCTTACCATCGAATGGAGTTCCTCCTGTGATAGTCACGAAATCTTCCTTATCCAGAGCTGCTGACGGTGAATAATGCAGTCCGACCATAGACTTGTCTTCTGAAAGTGGACCCCAACGGTCAACCTTATAAGTGGTCTTTTCGATTGACTTCTTGGCAGCGAGTGCTGCTACGCCACCAGTACCGCCTGTCGCGCCAAGGACAAGGGCTGCACCACCAACCTTGCCAATCTTGCCAACCTTTGATTTCATTTTGTCAAGGATACCCATATTGATATTTACTAATAAAAAAAAACTGGCTGTATAAGACATGCTGCGGATTGCTAAAATCGTAAAACCATACTATGATTTTAATGGTCGTAAATATATGTGGCTTGATTTTGACGAAAATGTGTATACTGTAAAAGTGCCATTCAGGTATAACCGGGTCATGTGTCACGTGAGTGGCCTCAAGACTATCCAAGAGGATACCCAGAATGAAATTGTCATGGCCACACTTGATAAAAGGATGTGGAACAACGAAACTCATTACGTCCTCATAGCTCTAAGCGACGAGTTAGTCTAGTTGTAGATCTCGTATTTTTCTTCTTTGGAGCCACATGTCTTTTTATGGCTGGTGGTGGTAAAAAACGTAACAACTGTGCTCGAGATAATCCATGATGCGCACCGACTACCATTGATCGCCTCGCGGCCGCGTGCATTGCGCGAGCACGACTACGGTTGGTAATTGCTTTCCGAGCCATACGCTGAACAACTACGAGACGACCGAGTTTGTTCAGTTTACTCTTTCTATTCTCTGAAACTTCGTAAATGAAAAGTTCCAATTCGAGTGGACGAGTCTTTGAAATTAGATTTTTCACTTTATTATTGATGATCGCTTGTTGGATTTCGTTCTCGGTCATACCCTTTGCCCACTGATACCGTTGTATCTGTTGTTGCAGTTTACGCAGTTTTATGCGGGTATTTATATACCCTTTGTTATTCATTATTATATGTTTATAAAAGAATCCAGCCCTAATAAAGTATGTTTACGCGAACAGGCTATCTCCTGAAAAAGAGTGAAGCCCCAGCGGAACTCAAGTCGGAGCTGACTGTCCGACCGGTTGAGAACGCGGTCGGCATCCGACCACCCGCCTTTAAAGTATTCCGTGAGACGGATGAGTACATTTGCATGCCCAGATATTTTGGCATTGAAAAGTTTGGACAGCCCAAGAGGGACACACGGCCAGAGCCAGCCGAGGCTGCGATTTCATTCGTCGGCCAGCTGAAAAACTCGACCCGCCAAATTGAAGCCTTTAACGAAGGGACACACGCCTTGTCGACGATTGGTGGTGGCGTACTATCACTCGCACCCGGATTCGGAAAGACCATCTGTGCACTCGCCATCGCGTCCCATTTTGGACTTCGGACGATGATTGTCGTCCACAAAGAGTTTTTAGCCGAACAATGGGAAAGTCGCATCAAGACATTCTGCCCAGGGACGACCATCGGGCGAGTCCAGCAAGATCGGTGCGAGACTGACAAGGATTTCGTCATCGCCCTGATCCAAACCATGTCATTGCGTGAACATAGCAAGTCTGTCTTTGATACGATCGGTCTTTTGATTGTCGATGAGGCGCACCATATCGGATCGCGTGCATTTTCACAGTCTATGTTCAAGCTTTGCCCTCGGTACACACTGGGTCTCACGGCGACGCCCGACCGCAAGGATGGACTCACTCGTCTGCTCTATTGGTTCCTAGGACCCAACTTTTTGACTGTCGATCGCGAAAATCAGACGAATGTGACAGTCATTCCGCTCCATTTCAACTCGAACGAGTTTCGAAAGCCGCCACCGTGTAACCGAATGGGGTCCCTTTCGCTTGTCGAGATGATCAACACCCTGGTTGACATTCCTGAACGCAATACGCTCATCCTGCAAAAGATTAAACACTGTATTTCGGAGGGTCGTAAGATTCTGATGCTCAGCGATCGGCGTATGCACTGCTTTGATATGCGCGACGCGATCGGTGAGGATCTCGCCGGAATCTATCTTGGAGGAATGAAGCAGGAACTGCTCGAATTGAGTTCCAAAAAGCAGGTTATCATTGGGACGTTCGCCTTGGCCCAGGAAGGCTTGGACATTCCTGAACTGGATACAATCTTTTTGACGACGCCACACTCTGACGTGAAGCAGGCTGTCGGGCGAATTCTCCGTGAAACAAAGGGAAAGACAAATGCTCCGGTAATCTACGATGTAGTGGATCATTGGTCTGTCTTGATGAATATGTTTAATAAGCGCTGTGTGATGTATCGAGAGGCTGGTTTTGGAGGTCTTTCTGAGCCGGTCGAAAAGTCTAAGACGTGTTTGTTTGCATTTACTTCTCAACCCCATCCATGATGGCCATGAAAAATACACCAATAACAAAAAACATAACCAAATAGTTACATTCAGTATCTGGTGGGGGAACTGCAACCCCCGGCACGTGCTCGACCCAAGCCGGCCGCTGTAAAGCCTCTGGCTCCAACTCCGCGTAGTTGATCATTAATTATACACTCGAAAAATGTTTACAGCTCCATAGTAATCTGCTTCTTTTTCTTCGACTTTTTGTCATTCGTCACATTAATATCCTTGGTCTCACCCTGAGCATCAACATCAGAGACGATATCCGAGAGAGCGTCAGCATCCTCGACCCGTGGCTTTGTACGGGTGTTTGATGGTGGTGGTGGTGCCATGAATCCACCCATCAGGGACGAAAGATCCATATCGGGACCTCGCATCTCACGGCGCCCCGTGGTTGGATCGATTGGAGTTGGTGGCCGAGGCCCGCTGGGACCAGCGCCACCCTCAGTCTGAGACTTGGCAACCGCCTCCATGATATTCTTCATAATGTCTGGGTTCTGCTGCAGGACGTTGTTCATATTTGGCATCTTTGACTTGAACATACTGTTGGTCAGGTGGAACATCATTGCAGAACCACCAACCATCATAATCAGCTTCACCTCTGGAGCCATTGCCATCTTGTTCTTGTACTTGTTGTGGAGCTCCTCGAATACATTATCGTACTCGTCCATATTCCGCATCATATCGTCCGACCAACCCTCCAGCTGAACATCGAATGGATCGTACCGCTGATTAAGAAACTCCAGACCAGTCACACAGGCCATCAGAATACGACGCTGAAACTTTACAGACTGGTCCGTCTCGATCTGGTATGTAATACGCTTGTACTCGGTCCGAATCTCCTCGATGTTGCTGTACATATTGATCCGACCAGACACAGTAAAGCCTTTCTTCTGCAGACGAGCCAACTTGTTTAGCAGATCCGCCTTTTCATCCTCAATAGTCTTGTAACCCTCAGAAGGAATCTGGGCAGGACTAGGACCATACTCTCCACCGCCACCGTCACCGTCACCATCCTCATCAGGACCCTGTCCGTCACCATCCCACATCTCAGGACCATCCTGAGGGGGCATATTGCCCTTCTGTGGGTTGAAAAGTCCATCCATCTCCTGGTCCGGTGGAGGCATCATCAATTGGGTAGGCTCCGGCCGACGAAAAGTCGGACGCTTGTTAATGTGGACCGTCTTCTTCTCAGTAGGCTTCATTTGGATCTCGTCGAGCAAAGCCTTCTCGTCCATGTTCAGCTCTATGCCATCTCGCCCGCCATCCAGTATGATATCCATCTGGAGGTATATAAGAAAGGAAGTCTAAACCTTTAACGCATGAAAATAATGTAGGATACTTTTAAAATGGCATTCGAGTTTGACCGTCGTAAGGCGACAATTGTTGCAGGAATTATTGTGCTTTTCCTGGCTATCCGATTTATGATGAAGGGTCGTATCGGCATGTACAACCTCCAGCCAATCGACCTGGGCGCCACCTACACTAACACTCAGGATATTAATGCTCTGCCCAATAACCTGAGCTGCGTGGTTGGACCAGGTGAGTCCTCAGGCTATTACTCCCGTGGTCTGACCCCAGGTGGTCTGTGTGGTGACCAGAAGCTGATCCGCGAGCAGATGCGCGGGTACAAGATCCTGGCAGGCGTTGGCGGCGGTCTGCTGGAGAAGTAAATCTTAGATAGTATTAATGGCGTGTGCATGCAGCAAGCCCCTTGAAAAATTTACGATTCATACCGATTCGTTTGGACAGTCGGCCAACTCATTCCAGGTGTTTGTTAATATTCCTCTCAAGACAGTGGTCAAGGCTGAAGTTCTTTCAGTAAATCTAGGATCAAATGTCGTGACAGCAGTATCTAACGTCGCGTACGTCATAATCGATGAGCTCACCTCTCGGTACAACGACAAAACTCTTCCTAACGTGTACATTTCTCTCAACAACGAGTCCGATCCGTACAAGGATCTGCGCACGGTCGATCAACGATTCATAGGCCTGACCAGTAATATGGTCCAGAGTAACACAATCATTTATACACAGCTCCTCCACGGAACGGAAGCCAATGTAATCATAGAGAGTTCGAACGTATCGATGGCCGGCTGGTCCAATATCCAGACGACAAACGGACTTGTTGTGGCATCGAACGGATCAAATCTGGTACTAATCGGTACTCCCCCAGATGAGTATGTCAATCTCGACAGTGGTTCTAACGTCGTAACTTTCACCGAGACG